GTTTCCTTGAGTTTCTCGTTACTGAAGTAATTGGTCCTACCGAGAACTTCGCGCGGCATTTGCATGTAAAGGTCTACGTCTTCTCTTTCCTGCACATAGAGATTCACTACGCCTATTAGTTCTCGACTGAACAAATCAGCTTTCTCCAAATGCATGCGATATTCGAATCGCTCGCATACTATATGGTCTGGCTGAGTATGCGCGACCCATTTGTATAGGCCATTATGGTCCCATACCTGCTGATCGGCTTCTACCTTCATTTTGCCGTCGCGTATAAATCCTCTAGCCCAACCAGTTGTTCTGCCTGGGTCTAGTGCTATTACTTTGATAGTGCTAATTCCTCAACCTCCTCTGCTTCGTAAAAGTCATCAGTCTCACCCCATGACTGACCTATTTTAATATCGACGGCGAATGGCATATCCCAATTAATTACTGCGGGGGCTTCTAGCATAACAACCTCCACAGCGCGGCAAACTTCAGTTAGGTCGTTTGATGGCACATCGAGGATAATGCTATCATGTACTTCCAGTACGACAGGAAAGTGTCGTTCGACAAGTATGGATAGTGCATGGAGTGTAAGGCGAGCGGCAATGTTTTGAGGGAGGAAATTGATTGCTTCTCGTATAATGGCTTTTCTATTCTCGTGGGTAATGAGATGGAACCGGCGCTTATGACCAAACGGAGACTGTATATAACCATCTTTCAGAACCTGTCTCGCAATTGACTGCCTCCATTCTTTGACCCCTGGGAATTCTCTGAACCACCATTTGATAAATTCTTCACCCTCTTCAACAGGTACATCATGCTTTGCTTGGAAAGTTTCAGCGGACTGTCCATACGCAACTCCAAAGTTCATGTTCTTACAGTTAACGTATTGCTCTCCCGAGTAGTTCTTCCCGTAAAACCTCTCTGCTACTTGGTGATGGAGAGACTCGCCACGCTGATAAACGTCTTTCAAACGAGTGTCTCCAGATAGCTGAGCAATTGCACGAAGTTCCGCCTGAGAGTAGTCTACATTGACTATCGTGTGTCCTGGTGATGCAACGAACAACGAACGAATATTCGGTAGTCCTTCCTTTGGCCTTGTTATGTTCTGTAGGTTCGGGCGACTTGATGATGACCTCCCCGTAACTGTCGTATGCAACGTAATACTAGTAGTGATCTTTCCGTCGTTTACTTCTGCTACTCCGATAAGTCCTTCGATATATGTTCCTCGCTGCTTGTCGAGGGATTTGAAGTCGGCGAGGTTTTCTGCCCAACGGATTGCTGTGTCCCTAATAGCTTGTGTATCTCGCTCCACAAACTGTCCGTCGTCAGATCCAGAAACTTGATTCTCTCCGATAAGCTCTCTATAGAGAGCGTCTGAGATTTCCTCAGATTCTTGAGTTCCTTGTAGAACGCCTCGTTTATCTCCAGTTGGATGTCCCATTGCGACGAAGAATCTTCCTTCTTTGATTTCTGTGTAGACCGCCTTATCGACAGAGCGTTCTTTATCTTCGCCACGGTCGATGTTGTGGATGAGTCCCCATTTGTCATATACTAGCTCTGCGTTTTGCTTTGGAGAATTAGGGTTATATGCTCCATCACCAACGATCCATTGCATGTTTGCTCGTAGGCGTTCAAGTTCCGGCAGCACTTCATTCTCGTTAATGTCAGCAGCTTTGTGGTAGTCATAGTGAATTCCCCTCAACTCGACTTCGATTAGTGCATTGCTATCGCGGAGTAGATAATCAGTATAATAGCTAGCGACATTATCAGCAACAGCCCTATGAAGAAGAATCGGATAAAGAAGCGCCGTGCCTGCGGCGTCCAACGCGTTGTATTCATATAGTTCTTCAGGAGCCTCCAACTCCTCTAACTCAGTAAACCGCAATTCTCGCTCTAGACGCCCTAACTTAGATTTCCAGTTCTTAACGGCTTGTGGCTCATAATGCGGCCAGTTCAATTCATTCATCACTAGATAGTCTAGCGAATGTACCTGATCTTCGTCGCTGCGCTCATCTAGTGCATACGAAAGCAGCAGCGTATCTTGATCTACTCTTGCATTGATCCCTTTGGCTCGTAGGTTTCTTGCGTCAAATTTTCCATTGTGCCATATATATGCAATTGCTCGTTGGGTGAGGAACGGACGTAGGTAATCTCGAACGAAAGTTTGATCCGAGAGCACTCTTCGTCCAATTGAAATTCCTCTAGTTCCGTCGAAAGATATCCCAATACTATCAAGGCTAGCTGAGGGAGCCAAACCCCTGGATTCGATATCGCAACTAAACTTCGTGTATCTTGGATTAGCGAGACTTCGAATCCAGTCTCTAGCGACTGAGGGATCGTGTGTGACATATACCTCCGGTAGCTTAGGTGGTGGTAATGGATTTAAAGCTAGCTTAAAGTCCCTAACTAGGTTTGGGAATGTTGAGTCATCTTTGAGGACGATGGCCGGGTTATTCGTGACAACCACACGCTGCCTTCTGCCACTAGATGTACGTCTCTCGTGTACGTATCCTCTGTTGCCAGATAGACTGTTGACCCGTGCAATTTCCTTAGCTGCCTCGCTTCCCGCGGCGATAATGGTATTTGAATTTCGCAACTCTCTGTCAAGACGTGGAGAACATGCCTTGATCGCTTTGATTGGCGGAGCTTTGCTTTCACATAAGACCACATTCGTGAGAAGAACATCCTGACGCTTGATACCATTTTGCTCAAGAAGGTGGTTAACGATCTTACCAGATGGACCAGAAAATGGGCGACCTGCTTTAGTCTCATAGTAACCCGGTGAACGACTAACAATAGCGATTTCTGAATTGAGATTGCCCTCTGTAGGAGTGATTGGTGCTGAATAGAGCGGGCATTCTTCACATCTTGCTCCTTCTACTTTAGAAGTTCGTTTTGGCGAACTCACCAAAATGCTCCCTTGCTGCTATATCATAGGCTTTAGCTGCCTCAATCTCATCATCGAAATATCCTATGTGAATAGTAACCCATCTTCTCGTAACTCTAACTCGCCATTTATTATGATACTTGTTCCAAGTAACTCCTTTGAACTTGGAGGTTCTTCCAGATTGTTTCCTCCTATTTGCTAGATTCTGTGATCCTGTACATTCTCGCATATTTTCATCTCTACAATCCAAACCGTTTCCGTTTATATGATCTGTTTGTTCATAATCCGTGAGATATTGATGGAGATAAATACGATTTCTATCTGTACTGACAGCATAGTAGGTATGTCCACGGTTACTTGCATACCATTTCCGCTTGCTAGCTAGCTCAAATTTATCGTCACTGACGAATATTTCCATCCCGTTGGTGCTTATAATAGTTCTCAATTGAAGTGACTTCCTGGTAGATGTATTTGCGCCCGAGCTGCTTGCGGCTCGATAATCTGCTTACGTATCTGACTAAGCGTACTCAGCATGCATTCCTTGAAAAAGATAACGAACTCATCCTCGTCTATTATACCTTTCTCGGCCAGGAACTTTGTAATGCATTGCAACCAGATATCGTTCTTAACCGGGTTGAACTGGATAACGTTCTCCGGCATGACGCCTAGCAACTGCCATGATGCTATCTCACCTTCTAGTTGCTTGTTCAACTCAAGTATTCGCGGGTTGATATCGGATTCTTCTATACCGGCCAATATTTATTTGCACCTCCCCTTCCGCTTAGTTTGACTTTTCGAATTTCTCCACGATCTATTAGTGTATCTACGGCTTCATCCATTTGCCGTTTAGATAGATGGAATCGGCGCATGATGGATGAATGTATAATTCCTGGGTTGTCGCTAATGTAACCTCTGACCTTTTCTAGTAGAGTCGCTGCCTCGGTCTTACCTGCATTCCTGATTACTTCAATCGAGAACTCTCCCCATCGTTGTATGTAGTAAGCTGCATTAATAACGTCCTCGACTTCACAAGTTACAACGTTTTCCGAATTGGGTTCTTGTCTAGCTGCGGCAAGAAGCATGCTCATCTTCATACTTGATCTTTGCAATCTATTGTAGACTGGCTCTGCTAATGGTCTAACGTAGGATTTCTTTGCAGCTTGCATAAACTTAGCTTCTACCTCTTGTTGCTTTTCCCATGCAGCAGGGGTTAGGTGAGTTTCGAAGAGAGGTTGAATATGTACCGTATCTTCACCTAATTGAACTGGTCTTGGTTGGTTGTATGTATGGAAAATGTCGGCCATAATGCTAAAAATCTCGCTTCGTTTGTTCATGTTTTCCTGAGTTGGTGGACCAACTGCCTTGAATGATTCGCTATCTGGCTTACCTGAGACGAATAGAAATCTCGGTAGAAATCCTGAACTAATGAATCTTTGATCTAGTCTAGAGTAAATGTCGTCTGCGATGCCTCCACCAAAGAAGATGAATACCGGCTCCTCTATTCGAACAAGACCGCTCTTTAGAGTGCGTTTGAAGAGATGACCGTCATAGAGTTGTGTCATCACTTCGACAGTACCACTCATATAATCCTTACGCACGACAGAACTGAGGAAACCCGCTAATTCATCACGAAAGAACATCGAGGAAAGTCTTGGTCTATTAACCAACTCCTGCAATATACCTTCCAATGACCCGTCTGATGATATCTCAATCGACTCATCCACATAGGCGATAATGTCCCTAGCAAGTTGCATCGCTGTAGTCTTACGAGTTAGAGTAGATGACCCGAGTATCATTCCCCATAGGTTAGGTACAACAGTGCCGTCGGAAGTCTTGAGCCTCAGATTAGATGACAATAGAGAACTAAGTGCCATGAATCCGCAAAGTTCGTGATATATGGGTAGTGCGTCAGTTGCGCCCTTTGCCCATTCCTGGTACTTGTCAAGTATTGTTTCTGTTGCAGGTTCCGGTGCTACTTCTGGTATGATTAGGTTGTCACCCTCATCACCTAATGTGACGGCTATCTGCTTTTGGTGTATTTCAGCCTTCTTGATTTCTCGCCAAAGAAGTCGTATTGGTCTATGATCCCGTTCGTATTTATTGCACTTAGCTTTGGCACATACCGTAAATGTTTCCTCAGGAGTCATACCCATCTCAAGGCATGTATTAATCATACGCCACATAAGAGCAGACCAGTCGGCATCTTCATCAGGCTCGTTAAGGTACCAATCCATAATCTTAGTCGGACGTACAGAGTCTTGGTGTTTTTTCAGTATCTCAGTTGCATCTCCAATTTCAGGAATATCCTCGTCGTAGTAGTCCTCTATGTTACTTGTCTGAGGTCTTGGGATGACTTCAAATAGCTGAGCCGTCAACTCTTCTCGGTTAGTCTGGATTACGTTGATTTCGGGGTTGTTGGGGTACTTGAAGTTGGTAGTGTAAGGTACACGTAAGAGC